TTCTGGGAATTGTACTTCAACCTCATTAAGGTCAATATCAAAATCATAGATGTTGTTGTCTTCAAAGTCTTTGTAAGAGACACTAACGATGTTGTTAACAGATTGTGCTCTGATACGAAGGAACAAATATTCGATATCAAACAATGAGAACTTATCGATATCGATCTTATCGATTGCGCAGTTGTTAACAACTTGCTTGATAGCTTGTAGAAGATCAGCTTCTTGTTCACTTGCTTTTGCCATTAGCAATAGTTTTTCTTCCTTAACAAGAAAAGGTCTAAATTTAACATTCTTTTGTGTTGAAGGAACTTTTAGTGTGAATACAGGGTGCTCAATTTTAGGAAGTGCCATGATATACTCCAGTTAATATAATTAAGGATTACGTGCAAACGATTGTTGAAGTTGTTGTGCTAGCTGTTGACCGCCAGGACCAGATATTTGTGCAGAGAAGGATGTTCTGTTAGATTCCAATGGTGTTGATAAAATAGAAGGTGTGTTGTTACTTAATAATTTCTGTACGTTCTGGCTTGGTATGCTACCTTGTTGTGTTGTTGGTAGTGCAGAACCAACCCCAAGCATAGCCCAATCTCTAAATGAAAAAGTTACTGTTATTTTCATTAACTGATTTGTATCATTCCATCCAACGTTAATGTCGTTAACCGATTCTGGAAATGCCTGATACATTACAATATCTTTAATTTGGTTACCAGCTTGATCATAAACATAAACGTGTAAGTCTGTTGTGTAATTAGTTTTATACTCTGTCGTGTAAGCTGCACCAGCACTATCTGTTCCAGAAAAGTCAAAGATCTTATTCATCCATGTATAGAAATACTTGTAGATTTCACCATTGCGATCAGATAAGAATGTTATAGAGTTTGGTGTGAATGTAGCGTTATGTGGCATCTTTTGCATAGGGCCATTGCCGTATCTTGCAATATCAGTCATTAGCAATGCAACGCCTGGAATCTTAACAGCATCAGCTCTTGTTTGCATCAAGCGTTCTGTGTGGATAACAGGCTGGCCGTCAATAGACACTTGCTGCATCACAGGTGGTGAAACAAACGCTACGATGAACTTGTTTGTATGAAGTACGCCCGACTGTGAAAGATCTGATTTGAAACTGTTTATATTGAAACCAGCCATTATTGTAGTGCCTTTACAGAATCGTTGTGTACTCTAGACTTTGTAGCCTTTTTGAATCTTTCAGTTGGAAGCATAAGTGCAGTGTCCCAATTCTTTGGTTGCACGTTTAAAAACTGTCCCTGAACATTACTCCACAAATATCTCTTCAAGCATGGGCTAAAATTACTTAACTGTGATGCACTCTTCAATAGTTTATAAGATATCTTTAATCTAGTGTTGTCGTCGTATTTATCGTCACTAGCAATACTATAAAGACCATTCATTAACTGCGCTCTATAATACGTAGGAAGGTAGTGGAGATTGATTCCTAAGAATCCATTTGGTTGAAAATCAACTAAAAACATTAAAGGAAAAATATCATAGTAAGGAAGTATGTCCTTCATCTTTGGATCATAGAAGAACATAAACATCTGGCCAATATTCTTAATTGTTAATGATGGTACAACGTTTTGCTTATCGTTCATTAGACGATTTGTATTAACACTTGCAACTTGACTTGCAGCATCTCTATACCAATCACGAGCGTCTTGCGTAGAGTTGGGTGTGATACCCTCAGAAGTTCCTCTATCAGATATTTGTTGAAATATATAAGCCATTAAAAGGTGATACCTAATTCTTTTTCTGTAAACAATTGAAACTTCCAATTGCGATCAGCGCAATATTCACGCGCTGCTTTCCATTTAGCACTATTTATTCCCCAGGTACAAACCTCTCTAATAAACTTCTTGCTCTTTGGCTGCATCTTAGGTTCAACGGTTTGTGCATAAGGCTTGACCTCTATCATTATAGTTTCAGTCAACCCATTAGGCAACCCTTTCTTTACAACAAAGTCTGGAAAATAGCGATGTATCTTACCATCGATAGGTGATCTGTAAGGTATAATGACTTCTTCTGAGCTCCACTGAATTACATCTGGATGGTCGTCAAGATGCGACATCAATTTACACTCCCACAAAGAGCGATAAATAATATTTGTGGGATTACCTTTATATTTTTGTGGATTCTTGGGTCTAAAGTAACCTTTGTATGCCATTGTGCTCAGCGATAAATACTAAAATAATATTTATAAGGAAGTTAGATGTCAATTGCCGGCAAGATAGTTCAGGGCGCTCAATTCATAAACAGAAATGCTGCAGCTGCAAAAGCAATTGCTGGTGGAGCTCTTGCTCTTGGTGGCGCTGCTATCATTGGGCAAGCATTCTTTAGAACACCAGAAGCACAGAAAAGATCAAAAGATCAAGGAGACTTAATGTTTCCAAGCGATCTAATTGATCCGTCAGCTAATCGTAACTTCTATATGACAATCCAATTTACTGAGTATCAAAGACGTTCTATTTTCAATCAACCATTTCTCAAAGCTGTTGGTGGTATAAGATTACCAATTCCTAACAATCTAACCGATACACAAAACATATCATACGATCCAACTGGTTCAGATCCTACACAAGGTGCTGCAATGGAAGCTGGGTTAGCAGGTAGAAATGGTGCTGGAAGTAGTGGAAACTTTGCAGGATCATTAGCATCTGCTGCGGGTGCTGCTCTTGGTGGTAAGGCTGTAGATACTGCAACAAAGCTAGCTCAGGGTGTTGGTATTGATACAGCACAAGCACTTCAACTTGGTGGCCTAGCACAAAATCCGTTCTTAACCGTATTGTTCAAATCACCATCGTTTAAAAAACATCAATTCTCATGGAAGTTAGCACCAACTTCACCACAAGAATCAGATACTGTAAGACAAATCATTAATACATTCAGATCTAACATACTTCCAGCAATGGCACCTAATGCTGGTGGTACTTTGCTTACATATCCTAATATGTGTCAAATATCACTTTACCCAGACGATAGTTTTCTGTACAGATTCAAGCCATGTGTTGTTGAGAGTATGTCAGTTAATTTTGCATCGTCTGGTGCTCCTTCGTTCTTTAAAAATACAAATGCACCAACAGAAGTAACACTGACAATTGATTTGCTTGAGATTGAATACTGGCTCAAGGAAGATGTTGAAGGAACTGATTTGAGATCTGGTGGAAGCTTCCTTGGAGGATTATTCTAATGCCAGATAGATATTTTGATAAGTTTCCAATTATAAGCTATGCTAATAATGCTGTTGTTAATATAACAGAAAGAGCAACGTTTGTTAATAACCTTCTTCAAAACCCTTACTTGTATTATGATTATCAGGTTGCAGAAGGTGAAAGACCAGATCAACTTTCAGACAGATATTACAATGACCAATATAAGAGTTGGATATGGTATCTAACAAATCAAATGAAAGATCCATATTATGATTGGTATATGTCTGATGATGTTTTTTATGGTTATCTTGAAGCAAAATATAAAACAAGCATCTATACGTTACAACAAAGAACAAAATACTATATTAACAATTGGTTTCAAGATGAAAGAAAACTAAGTGTTAGTGATTATAACGCGATGTCAAACACTCTTCATAAATTTTGGCAGCCTTTTTATCAAGGATCGCCTTCTATTGCTGGTTATGAGCGTGTACAATCTAACACAGTTATAAACACTAATCAAATAGTAATTTATTCCGCTATCGGTACAAATTTTATAGAAGATGAAGTTGTTAATATTGTTTTTGATACAAACGATACTGGTAAAGGCCAAGTGCTAGTTTCTAATTCATCCAGTGTTACTCTAAAGCATATGGTCAATACAGTTGTGCCAAACAATACTGTTACTATAACTGGATCAAGTTATCTCTATGGTGTTGATAGTCAAACAAATGTTGCTTTCACATCAGCAAACGTAGTTACAACAAACATTCCACTAGAAGAAGTTGTATATTATACACCACTATCTATATACGATTACGAAAGAGATATTAACGAAAGCAAGAAAACAATTAAAGTATTGAATTCTACATATACATCGCAATTAGTTACAGAATTAAAAAGTTTATTAAAGTAATGTCTGACGGTTTCAATCCTGGTGATATAGCAGTTGATACACTATCAGTTTCCTCTCAGCGAGGATCGCTAAACCTTGCCGCTTCGTTTGTTTCTGCATCTGTTTATGAAAGTATTTTTACACCAGGAATCGTTGCTGACATTGTTGTTCTTGATACGGATGATCAATTAGGGCAAATGAAAATAACTGGTGATGAAACAGTTGATTTTTCCTTCAAAGCACCAGGTGGTGAATCTGCAACATATAAATTTGCTCTTCATGCACTTGATGATAACAAAATGACAGGTTCACAAAAATCTAAAATGTATACTATCAAGTGTGTTTCTGAAGAAGCGCTTCACTCAAAAACTAACTTTGTTCAAAAAAGCTATAACCAAACAATATCTGAAGTAATCAAAGACATTCATCAAAATTATATGAAAAGTCAAAAGCAGTTAGACATGGAAGATACTAAAGGTACACAAAACCTTGTTATAGGACATCAAAACCCATACAAAGCAGTTGATATTGCAAGACGTCGTGGTATATCAAACGAAAACAAATCATCATCGTTTGTGTTCTTTGAAACTAGAAGCGGTGGTAGTCAAGTATTTAAATTTACAACAATAGAAAAGTTGTTTAAACAAGGCCCTGTGAAAACATTCCAGCAATCTGATGCTGTCAATCACGACATCTCTAATCAATCAGATAACAATATTATAGCTTATGAAGTGCCAAAGCAAGTTTCTTCAACAGACAGAATTGAGCAAGGTGGTAAGAGACGTGTGTCGTCTTTTGACTTTAGAACACACACATACAAAACAAAAGACATAGACACTAACTCAACAGATTATAAAACTGGTGGCTCTGGTTCTTACGATTCATCTGAATTCAAATCAAAATACTATCAAGGTGCTAAGATTCCTCCACAAGCGGTTATACCCGTTGACACCTCCCAAAGAGGAGTGACACATATTCCTGATCAAACAGCCGATCAGCAAGCGTTTTTAGCGATCCTAATGCAGAACGCAATGAAGATAAGAGTCTATGGTGATGCTAACTTGAAAGCTGGCGACATGGTTACGGCAAACATACCAAATAAAGTTAGTACAACTGACAATTCTCAAACAGATCCTTTATTATCAGGTGACTTCTTAATTAGTAGAATACATCACGAGATAGCAGAAGCAAATAAGAGACCAAGATATACTTGTAATATCGAGTTAATCAAGGGTAGCTTACAAGAAGGTGTATAATGACAGAAAGAGATCTTGGTAACTCGTTTTCTTGGTGGATTGGTGAGGTAGTCAATGTTAAAGACCC